ATCCCTCCAGAAGCCCGCCCGCGCCCCTTCTTAATCCCGCCTTGGTCACTACAGCCTCCAACTCCACGCCCAGCACACGGGCAATTTCCACGGCTTCCTTGGCGGTAAACTTCCGGCGTCCATGCAGCATCAAGGATACCGCCGCCGGGTCCAGCCCTAATTTCTTGGCAAGCTGCCGCTGGCTGACGTGTCTGTCTGCTAACCTGGTGTGGAACCACCTGGTGTCGATGTTCATACGCTCCTCCACATACTCACGCCCCCCGACGTGTTGTTAACATACAACACGTCGCGCTCCGTAACAACATGACCCAGCGCAACATTTGCAAAAACATCGCAACAATGGTGTTGCGTTTATCCAAACGCATTGTTACGCTTCAGCCGCAACATGGAGGAATGCACAGTGAAGCCACGCAACAACGGCAAGCATGGCCGACCGACCTACAACCAGGCGGCAAAGGTCATCGCCCGCTTTGGCGGGGAGAGTCAGCTTGCCTACCTCTTGAACTGCAGCCGAATCACAATCTACCGCTGGCAGTATCGCCGCCCATATGGTTGTGACGGTCTGATACCTTCCCCACGCATTGAACAAATCAAAGCAGTCGCCAGAGAAAACGGCGTCCTCATCCGCCCCGAGGATTGGGTGCCCGAGACACTGACGTGGGAAGACAACGAACCCATCACCCCGTCCGGCCCCCGCAAGCTGGTGATCGTATGATAGAGAACGTCGTCGGCATCGATCCCGGCTTCACGGGTGGATGGGCCGTCATAGCGCCCAACTTCGAACTGGTTGCCGCCGGGAGGATGCCGACGCGCCGCCCGAAGAACACGGTCGAAATTGACGTACCCGCTCTGGCCCGCATCCTGGAAGAAGCCGCCGCATCCCTCGTCTACGTTGAGTTCGTCACAAGCCGCCCCAGGCAAGCGCACCAATTCCGCTTTGGCTTGGCGGCGGGCATTGTTCACGGGACTGTAGAGGCGCTGGGGTTCAATCTGAGGATCGTCGCACCGCACGTCTGGCGCGGGTCGGTGGGGCTACAAGCACGCGCCGAGCATGAGACGACATCAGTTCACAAAGCACGCTCCCGCGCGCTGGCATCCAAACTCTGGCCCAATCACGCCCCCCGATTCTCCAAGACCCTGGACGACGGCGCAGCAGAGGCCGCTTTGATTGCGATGTACGGGATGCAAGCCATTTCCAGGGAGGAAGCATGACCGACATCGTGAAGGGTATGGCGCGGCTTATCTGCGAGACGGAGAACGTGGACGGGTTCAAGTGTACATGCCCCGTGCCTTACGAGCCTGAAGGCAACAACTGGTGCAACCACAATCGGGCAGTTCATCAAGCACGCGCCGCGCTGCTGTGGCTTGCGGACAATGTCAGCGATGAGATGGTGCAGGCTTATCGCAACGAACGGGAGAGCGTAATCAGGGACGAATGGTTCCCGTCACTCGCAGAAGCCAAAACGCTCTCAGCAGCCATTCGCGCTGCGGCAGGGGAGGAAGGGAAGTGAGCGAGTGGACAGGCCCCAGATTTCGCTTCGCCTCTCCTGTCGGAAACGCGGCTGGATGCAATCCTGCGACCTTCACTGAAATCGCCAGCGAAGCACTAGGAGAGGAAGCATGACCTACAACAATCACAGACTTGATTGGCAACTCATGAGACGCGGCATGAAACCGTACGGGCTCGACCGCGTGGTCATGCCAGACGGCATGAAGGGGCACCTAGGCAATCTTGCCTTTGACGTATTCACCAAAGCGACCAACACTGGCTGCGCGTTCCACGAAGCCATTCTGTCAGTCTATCTGACCGGGCTGGAAAACGGCATGTGCGCGGCGAGAGAAAACTTCGGGAAAGAGGAGAGAAAATCGTGACGAACACAGGCCCGTATGAAAACAGAAGGCGCAATTTAATTGAGTCGGTGGCCGCTCGCATTTGCGAGGCTGGCAATGTGCCTGGCTTTGTGTGCACCTGCCCGCAGATGCAGGAGCAAGAAGGCAACAGGTGGTGCAACGGAGAGCGGGCGGTGTGGCAGGCGCGAGTGGCCGTGAGAGAAGTGATGAAATTTTTAGAACGAGAAGGCAATTGGAAAGTCTGCGAATACCTGTCCGACGAACTGTACGCTGCGCGACCTCAAGAATGGTCAAGCAAGCGCGGGACAATGGGATAACGAGGGCAGAAATGGTGACAGACATTGTTAAGCGACTGCGCATGGATTCCGAACCAACAGACGGCGATATGGAAACCGCCGCCGACCGCATCGAAGCCCTTGAGGCAGAGGTGACGCGGCTGCGTGCGGCGCTGGAGCGAATCGCCTCTTACGGAAACGCAGCGGGATGTAATCCTGCGACCTTCACTGAAATCGCCAGCGAAGCACTAGGAGAGGAATGAACATGCGTAAAAAGACCGACCCGATCAACAATCCGGGCCACTACACCGACCACCCCAGCGGGGTGGAGGCGATAACGATCACCGAAGCCTTCAACTTCAACCTGGGCAACGTCATCAAGTACGTATGGCGCGCCGATCACAAGGGCGACCCGATGGCCGACCTGTTGAAGGCCCAATACTACATCAACCGAGAGATCGAGCGCCGCCAGAGGGAAAAGTGAACCTCTTCCCGTATCAGGTGGACGGCGCACGCTGGTTGAGCAGTCAGCCGCAAGCGTTGCTGGGGGACGTTATGGGTCTTGGGAAGTCTGCCCAAGCCATCGCCGCGTGCGATCTGGTCAACGCCACCAACATTCTGGTGGTCTGCCCGGCCAATCTCCGCGTGAACTGGAGCCGTGAGTTCGAGCGGTTCTCGACGGTCAGCCGCCCGGTCACCATCATCACCAACTCCAAGACCCCACTCCCCCCGAGTGGCGTCTCAATTGTCTCTTATGATCTCCTGGTCTCAAGCGAGGCGTTACGCGCCGCATACCGGAAAAGAAAACACGACGTACTCATCCTGGACGAGGCGCATTACCTGAAAGAACGCACGGCGAAACGGACGAAGGCGATCTACGGTCACGGGAAGAACCCCGGCATCATGGCGTCGGCGACCCACACCTGGCGTCTCAGTGGCACGCCGATGCCGAACAATCCGAGCGAACTATACACCCACCTGAAGTCAATGGGGCAGGAGGCGCGGAACTATTGGGATTTCGTCGCCGAGTACTGCGATGGTTTTGAGAGTAACTTTGGTTTCAAAATCACCGGAGCGAAGCAGGCGGCGATCCCGAAACTGAGGTCTGTGTTGGGGCGCGTTATGCTGCGCAGAAAGAAGGAAGACGTGGCGCTGCAATTACCGAAGATCACATTCCAGGAGGTCACGGTGCCGAAAGGCCACGTCGATCTCGACCCGTGGTTTTACGAGAATTGGAGGTTACTCGGAGAAGCCGACGTAGGCATCCCGCTGTTCCTCGAACAACTCGCTAAACAAGACCAGACGCTGCGTGCCAGCCTCTTGGCAATCAGGGACGGTCACCATTTCACGAGTGCCGACGCCCTGCGGCTCATCGAGTCCTACTCCAAATCGACCTCGACGCTGCGCCGCTGGATCGGGCTGGCGAAGCTGAACGCCTGTCTCGACATCATCGAGGAAGAACTTGCGACCGGAGCCATCGACAAGCTGGTCATTTTTGCGATGCACCAGCAGGTCATCGAACTGACGCGGGTGAGGCTGCGCAAATACAACTGCGTCACCTTGTTTGGCGGAACCCCGGTGGGGAAGCGGCAGTCGAACATCGACCGCTTCCAGAACGACCCGAAGACCCGCGTCTTCATCGGGCAGGTGGTGGCCGCTGGGGTGGGGATAACGTTGACTTCAGCTGCCGAGGTCTGCTTCCTGGAGTCGTCTTGGGTGCCAGCCGACAACGCCCAGGCGGCGATGCGGGTCCACCGCGTGGGGCAGAAAAGGCCGGTTCGCTGCCGTTTCTTCGTCTGCGCCGACACCGTGGACGAGCAGGTCATGCGGGTGGTGGCACAAAAATCCAGGGACATCACAAAAATCCTTGACTAGGCACAATCTTGCGATAATCATTGTGATTATCTCAACGTAACGGAGGCTCATTTGAAGATCGAGATCAATACCGAAAACTTCACCTACTTCGACTTGTGGCTTCTGGGTAAGATCCAGAAGGCGATGGAAGAGCACGCTGGCGTCGGCACCGATGGCGATGCGCCAGAGTACCCCGATACCCCAGAGGTTCAGGAACCCCCCAAGAAGAAAGGCCGACCGAAGAAGGCCGACCACCTGAAGGTGGTTGAGACGGTCGAGCAGACCTTTGATGAACCCGCCGCCTTCGTGGAAGAAACAACCGCGACCGATACGCCGGTAGTCCCACCTGAGATCCGGCTGTCGCTGGATGATGTGCGGGCGTGTCTGCAATCGTTCTCGCGGAAGAACGGTGTTCCGGCGTCGGTGGAACTGCTGAAGAAGTATGGTGCTTCGCGGATCAGCGATCTGGACCAAAAACACTACGAAGCATTCCGCGCGGAGTGCGGGGCATGAAGCCGTTCAGGTGCAGTTCCTTGTCCCAGTTGATGGGCGAACCCAGGAAGAAGGGTGAGGTGCTGTCGGAGACAGCGAAGTCCCACATCCTGAAGGTGGCGAAGCAGGTTCTGTTCGGGGTCGATTTCCAGATCCAGAACAAGTACGTGTCCAAAGGCAACGAGGTGGAACAGGATTCCATCGACCTCCTCAACCTGGTTAGAGGGACGGCGTACAAGAAGAACAGCCAACGCCTTAGTAACGTTTGGGTTACCGGCGAAGCCGACATAGTCGAGCCGGATTTCGGCATTGACATCAAGTCGCCCTGGTCATTGGAAACCTTTCCCATTACCAGCGACGAAGCTGACAAGCCCGAGTACGAGTGGCAGGCGCGGGGCTACATGATGTTGTACCAGAAGCCGCGCTGGGAAGTGATCTACTGCATGGTGGATACGCCGCCGGAACTCATGCGGTACGAACCGCCCCAGATGCACATCTGCTGGGGTATCCCCCCAGAGAAACGCATCACAGGCGTGGAGTACCGCCGCGATGTTGAACTGGAAGCGCGCATCATCGAGAAGGTGACGGCTGCGCAGGAACTTTTGCAAAAAATCATTGAGAGCAGGACGGCGCTGCACGATCTGGCGCGCGACCTGAACAACAATTTGTCCAGCCATGTGCTGGCACCACCGGATTGGTCCCATCGGGCCAATAAGGCCGCACGCGCGGCATTCAACTTGGAGAATTGATATGACGAAAATTATTACCCCGATCTTTCGCGCCGCGTTTGTCGGTCTGTTCCGCGCCACCGCGCCCAGGGACAACCCCGATGGCAAGAAGAAGTTCTCGATCCGCGCCGTCTTCATGCCGGACACGGACATCTCAGAACTGAAGAAGGCAGTGTCGCAGTGTGTCGTTGAGAAGTGGGGAAAGACCCCGCCGAAGAACCTGCGCTCCCCGTTCCGTGAAAACGGAGAGTTAGACAACTCCATCGCTGGCGTCCCCGATGACGCTGTGGTCATGACCTTCTCCGCCAACGAAGACCGCCGCCCTGGTCTGGTGGACAAGGATTTGCAGGACATCATCGACGAGAGCGAGGTCTATTCCGGCGGCTGGTTTCGCGCGCAGGTCCGTCCCTACGCTTATGAAACGTCTGGCAATCGTGGCGTCGCGTTTGGGTTGGAAAACGTCCAGAAGTTAAAGGACGACGCACCCCTGGGCGGTGGCCGGATGCCAGCTTCGAAGGCGTTCACGAAGGCCGATTTCGGTGACACCGCAGAGGATGTGTTCGGATGACGATGAACCTGACCAACCGCCGCCTCTGTGTCACCGAACAGGTGGGACCGTTCGCGGTATCCGTGGGGTTTTTGCAAGACGCTCACGGCGAGTGGACGATACCGTGCGAGGTGTTCGTCCAGGCGCGCGGGAAGTCGGGATCTGAACTCGACGGCTACCTCTACGACATCGGTGTCCGTGTATCGAAACTGATACAGGGCGAGACATAGAATGACCGCGCGGTTTCAAGAGATCGCGCGGAAGTACACCCCGCCATTCATCAAGATCCGGTTCAAGCGGAAGAGGAATGGCAAGGTGGTCCTGGCCCCGGCACACGCATGCCTTCTCAGGGAGGAAATGCTGGTCCCAAGGCCAGACACAATAGAAGGATTGGCTTACTACCTTCACGAATGCGCCCACTTCTGGCTCCGACACTTCGCTCCTGGCGAGGCCCTCACCCAGAAGATGCGCGACCTCTACACGGGCGGCGAGACGGAAACGACGGCGCAGCAGGAGTACGAGGCCGAGCAGTGGACGATAGCGACGTTGCGCCGGGAAGGAATTGCAGTGCCTAAACACGTCATGAAGGACATGCGTGATTACGTTGATGCGTGCGTGAAGTTTGACGGTGACTGTGCCCCTCACAGGGTTCGCAAGTTTGTGAGACAATCGCCTCGCCGTCGTGGTGGCGGCAAAAAAGGAGACTGACGATGGTTACTCAGGATTTTGTGTTTTCGATGGTGCGCCATTTCCTGACCCTTGGCGGCGGCTGGCTGGTTGCGCGCGGCATCGCGGATGCCGGGACGGTCGAGACGTTGGTCGGCGGCGTGATGGCTGCTGTCGCCGTAGGCTGGTCTTGGTACACGCACAAGAAGGCTCCGCCCGTTGGGGGTTGATTATTGGACCACCTTCAAGACTTCCGTCATCGTTGTCTTCCTCCTGGGGGTCGCGTGGTCGGGCTGGAAGGTCAACCAATGGCGAACTGATGCTGCGAGGGCTACGGCCCTCGCGGAACAGGTAAGGATTGAGCGCATCAAGGCGTCGAGGGCTGATGCGGCACGATTGAAGATCGAGAAGTCGTTGAGAGAAAAAGGTGTAGCGGTGATCGAGCGGGTGAGGGTGGTGAAAAAGATGGTGCCTCATGTTGTTCAGGGTCCTAGTTGTGATTTGCCTGACGAGTTTGCTGGCGAGTTGCAGCGTCTCCGGCAGGGCGTTGTGCCCAACACCTCCCGGTAGCCTGCTGGTCCAGGCTGGTCCTCTGGGTCAGCCTGGACAACCTCCTGCCAAAACGCAGAAGGAAGTGCTTGAGCAATATGTGGAGGACATCGGGCGCTACGAGGATCTGCGCGCCCGACACAATGAATTGATCTGGTGGTGGGAAACGAATTGTTTGGAGGATAGATGAAAGTGCTTGTTGCTTGTGAATTTAGCGGACGTGTGAGGGACGCCTTTGCGGCGTTGGGCCACGACGCGATGAGTTGTGATCTTCAGCCGACAGATCAGCCAGGAAAGCATTACCAAGGTGACGTTCGTGACGTGCTGCACGACGGCTGGGATCTGATGGTGGCGCATCCGCCCTGCACTTATCTCTCCGTCAGCGGTATGCATTGGACCACGCGAGGATTGCGCGATCCAAAACTTACCGAAGACGCGCTTGATTTCGTGCGGCTTTTGCTCGACGCGCCCATTGCGAAAATCGCACTTGAGAACCCCGTTTCGGTTATCTCATCGCGGATCAGGAAGCCCGACCAGATTGTGCAGCCCTGGATGTTCGGCAGTGACGCCAGCAAGAAGACGTGCCTGTGGCTGAAGAACCTGCCGCCCCTCAGACCGGACTTCTCAGCCATTGTACCGCCGCGTGGCTGGCAGGTGGTTGCGTCTGCCGCCGACATGATTGAATGCGAGACGTGCGGAGAGCCGTTCTGCCCGGAACACAACGCGCATTACGCAGACTGCGACCACGTAGGCCCGACAGAGGATGACGTGACCTACAAGACGATTGACGGCGTTATGTTCGGCACGCGGGAAAGCCCCGCGCCGAGGCCGGTGTGGGGTAACCAGACGCCCAGCGGGCAGAATAAACTTGGCCCGTCCGAAGATCGCTGGAAGAAGCGCAGCGAGACTTACATCGGCATCGCCCAGGCGATGGCCGACCAGTGGGGGCGCGCATGACGGCAGTCCTCCACATCGATTTCGAGACAGCCAGCGAGGCGGATCTGCCGGTGGTGGGTCTGGACAACTATACCCGTCATCCGTCAACGAAAGTCCATTGCCTGGGCTTTGTGTTTGGCGACGATGAGGTGAGCCTCATCGCCGACATCGGCGGCGCGCTGACCGATTGCCCGGAACTCTTTGAACATATTGAACGCGGCGGCGAAGTGGTTGCGCACAACGCGCCCTTTGAGTTGGCAATATGGAACAACGTGTGCGTGCCGAAATACGGATGGCCGCGCCTGAAGCCAGAGCAGATGCGCTGCACGATGGCGCAGTGCTACGCGATGGGTCTGCCAGCGTCGTTGGAGAAGGCCGCTCCTGCGCTTGGCATCGCCGAAACAAAAGACATGGCTGGCTCCCGCGTGATGATGCAGCTTGCGCGCACCAAACCAGACGGCGCGCTCTGGTCATACGCCGACAACCCCGAGAAGTTCGAGCGCCTGTTCGACTACTGCCGCCAGGACGTGGCGGTGGAGAGAGAACTGGACAAGCGGCTGATGAAGCTGTCGCCGAAAGAACGCGAGGTATGGTTGCTCGACCGGAAGATAAACGAGCGCGGCATCCGCGTTGATGTGAGCGCAATCAACAGCGCAATCTGGCTGGTCAACGCGGAGAAGCAGCGCCTCGACGCCGAGATGCTGTCCGTCACCAACGGCGAGGTCGGTCGCTGCACCGAGGTCCAGGCGCTGGTCAAGTGGATCAAGAAGCAGGGCGTGGCTCTTGAGAGCGTCGGGAAAGCCGACGTGCTGGACGCGCTGAACACAACGTCACTGCCGGAAAATGTACGCGAGGCGTTGAATATCCGGCGCGAAGCCGCGAAGTCTTCGACGGCGAAACTCGCGGCGATGCGGGATCGGGCTGGCCGCGACACCCATCGCGTGAACGACAGCTTCCAGTACCACGGCGCGACCACCGGGCGGTGGGCGCACCGTGGCGTGCAGCCTGGAAACCTTCCGCGCCCGCGTCCCGATATCAAACCCGATCACATCGAGGACATCATCAAGAACATAGCGGATCGGGATTACATCGACATCTACTACGGACCTGTGATGGCGGCGATGGCGGATTGTGTGCGCGGTATGATTACCGCAGACAAAGGCTGCGAGTTAATTGCGGTTGATTTCTCAGCGGTCGAAGCGCGCGTGCTGGCGTGGCTGGCTGGCGAGGAGAAGGTTCTCGACATCTTCCGTACCCACGGAAAGATTTACGAACACGCTGCCGCCGGTATCTACGGCAAACCCATCGACGGCGTGACCAAGGACGAGAGACAGATCGGTAAGGTCGCAGTCCTCGCCCTGGGGTTCGGTGGCGGTGTGGGCGCGTTCCAGAGCATGGCGCGAGTTTATGGCGTCAACGTCGATGACCAGCGCGCCGACGAGATCAAGACCAAGTGGCGCTCGTCTCATCCGAAGATCGTGCAGTACTGGCGCGAACTGGAAACCGCCGCCATCGACGCCATTGACGCGGACACCACGACGTTCGCTGGTCATCCGGGGCGCGAGGTAGCGTTCAGGCGGGAAGGTTCGTTCCTCTGGTGCAAGCTGCCAAGCGGTCGGGTGCTGTGTTATCCGTACCCGATGATCCGGCAGACCCCGACCCCATGGGGAGAGCCGCGCAGCGCGCTGCACTATCACGCTGTATCCCTTGGCAATCACTGGGAAGAGACATCTACCTACGGCGGATCGCTGGCTGAGAACGTCACCCAGGCAGTGGCGCGTGATCTTCTGGCCGAGGCGATGTTGAGCCTTGACGCAGCGGGCCACCGGATCGTGATGCACGTCCACGACGAGATCGTGGTCGAGGTGTCGCGCGAAGCGCCCGCCGACACGCTGAAGAAGATTGAGAAGATTGTGGCAACGCCCCCATCGTGGGCAAAAGATTTGCCGCTGGCGGCTGAAGGCTGGCGGGGGTTCAGGTATCGCAAATGAGCAGGTTGGCAAGGGCGCTCGATCTCGCAGCGCGTGGTTTTCATGTGTTCCCGGTGCGGCCCAATAGCAAGCTGCCCGTCATCAACGATTTCCCGAACCGCGCCACGCGCGACCGCACGCAGATCCAGCGGTGGTTCGAGGACGGCACGCGGAACATCGGTATCAGTACGACGAGGTACAAAGACAACGAAGCGTTGTTGGTGGTGGATGTTGACACGAAAGGAGCGAACAATGGCGAGCATACGATCATTACTCTCGAACTTGAAGGACACGAGCTACCAGCCACCTTTGAGCAATCCACCCCCAGCGGAGGGCGACATCTCATTTACTCCGTCCCCGCGCCCGTCCGTCAGGGTGTCAACAAATTCGGGCCTGGCATCGACATCAGGTCACGGGGTGGGTATGTTGTTGGACCCGATTCTGAAATCGACGGCAGACTATACCGGGCGAATGCGCTCCAGGTTCAGCGCGCGCCGGAATGGATGGTTGAGCGGTGCGGGGTTGACGACGGATCACGTCGTGATGTTCCTGCTCCTGTGGGCAGTGTTTCAAGCAGTCGTGCAGATGATCGCGCTCGTGTATATCTGGCCGATGCTCCCGTAGCGATTGAGGGGCAGGGCGGCGATCACACGACGTTCAAGGTGGTCGCCGCCCTGAAAGATTTCGGATGCGCGGAAGAGCGCGCGTTCGAACTCCTGCGCGACGAGTGGAACGAACGCTGTTCCCCTCCGTGGGAGTTGTCTGACCTGCGAACGAAAGTTCGCAACGCCTACCGCTATGGCCGTGAGCCGGTGGGAAGCCGTGCGCCAGAGGCCGCGTTCGGGAAGGTCGAGAGCAAAGACAACAAAGACGAAGAGCCACCGCACCCGGTGCGCGCACTCAACGACGAGTACGCCTTCATCAAGTCGGGCGCGTTCGTCCTTCAGGAAACCACCGACATCCACGGTCGGTTCGACACCATCCGCCTGTCCCCCAGCGACATGCACGCCTGGTTCGCCAACAAGACGCTGATGGTGAACGACAAGTCTGTGCCGTTGAGCAAGCTATGGATGGCGGATGCCCAGCGCCGGGAATACGACCGGGTTGTGTTCTCGCCGCTCAACAATCTGCACGCCAGGTTCTACAACCTATGGCGCGGCTTTACCGTTGCCCCAGCCGACACGTCGGACCACCCGTCCGTCCACGCATTTAAGGAACACATGTTGCAAAATGTGTGCGGGGGCAAGGAAGAGAGCGCCCATTGGCTGACCAGTTATTTCGCCCACCTGATCCAGCGCCCAGGGAAAAAGCCGCTGACGGCACTGGTGTTCAAGGGCGACAAGGGCACCGGAAAAAATGCGCTGGTCGAGCGCGTGGGTTTCCTGCTTGGCACCCACTTCCTGGTGGCTGACGATGAACGCTACCTCCTGTCCAACTTCAACTCCCACCTTGAGAGCAACCTGTTCTTCGTATTGGACGAGGCGTCGTGGGCTGGCGACAAGCGCGCCGAGGGCAAGCTGAAGGGTTTGATTACCGGGTCGGAACACGTCATCGAGCGGAAAGGCATGGAGCCGTACCGGGTCGATAACCTCACCCGCGTGGCGATCCTTGGCAACGATAACTGGCTGGTCCCGGCCACAGTAGACGAGCGCCGCTTCGCGGTCTTCAACGTCGGCAACGCCAGGAAGCAGGATCGCAAGTTCTTCGAGGACATGCGCGTCGGCATGGAGCAGGGCGGGTACGCCTGTCTGCTTCGGTATCTTATGGACTACAACATTGACGGCACGGACTTGAACAAAGCCCCGGCCACCACCGGCCTGACGCAGCAGAAGCACCAAAGCCTTGAGCCTTTCTTCGAGTGGTGGCTGGACTGCATCACCATCGATGAACTGGTCGGCGGTGGGTTCGAGGGGTCGCTGCCCGCGTCCGTCGCAACGTCCCGCTTAACCGATGCCTTCAAGACCTGGGCTGTGCAGCGCAACATCCGCTCGCGCCTCCCCGGCAAGAAAGACATCTTCCGCAACCTGCGCGCCGTCGCGCCAAGCTATTCCAAGGTGCGCAAAGACGGCGCGCCTGGTGAAAGCACCTACTCGTTTATCAACCCCGGACTCGAAATCCTTCGAGCCGATTGGGAACGCTGGATCGGCGGTCCCCATGATTGGAAGGAGTGACTATGACCAACCCCCAATACCTCACCGTCCCCGAACTGGCTTCGCGTCTGCGCATGAGCCCCGGCACCCTAGCCAATTGGAGACACAGGGGCGAAGGCCCTGGCTTCCTCAAGATCGGCAAGAAGATCCTGTATCCGATTGCCGAGGTCCAGGCTTACGAAGAGCAGGCGCTGCGCCGTAGCGTGGTTGGCAGCGACCAGTAAGCGACCAGAGGTTCTGATCGTGGTTAAGGAAGCGGAGCCAAGTGCTTGAAAACATTGGCTCCCCGAGCAGGACTCGAACCTGCGACAACACGATTAACAGTCTTTTTTGTTTGGATATATTGACATCACCCTGCATCACTGACCATATTCAGATCAGTGTGTTACGGCATACGGCGCTCACGGTTTTTCACTGACCCTTGCGACCAGTATGCGACCAGGAGGGGTCGATGGAACTCAACGAAAAGAATATCAGGACCGCCAAGCCGGGGGACATCCTGCGCGACAAGAACGTGCGCGGGTTGCACTTGCGGGTCTTTGAGGAAAGCGCCGGGTTCTACCTGTTCTACCGCACCAAGGGCGGCGAGCAGAGGAAGCCGAAGCTGGGCACCCACGGCCAGATCACGCTCGTCCAGGCGCGGCGTGTGGCGCAGGAGTGGCTGGCCGAAGTGGCCGCTGGCCGCGACCCATCGCGCGACCGCGCCGAGGAGCGAGCCGCCCCCACCGTCGCCGACCTCTGGAAGGAGTACTACCAACGGCACGCCTCCCGTATCAAAAGTGGTAGCACTTACGAGAGGCAGTGGAGGCTGCACATCGAGCCACGCCTTGGCCGCATGAAGGTGGCCGACGTGACCTTCTCCCAGATCGCGGACATCCACGAAGGGATGGCGTCCACCCCCATCGAAGCCAACCGCGTCCTGGCGTTCCTGTCTGGCATGTTCAACTTTGGTTGCCGCCCGCTGGAGTGGATCGAGCGATCCCCCGTCCGTGGCGTGAAGCGGTACAAGGAAAACAAACGCCGCCGCTACATGACGGGCGAGGAGACGGCGCGCATCGCCGAGATCCTGGACCGGGAAGCCGCCGCCAACCCGGCGTCGGTGGCGTTCTTGTACCTCCTGATCCTGACCGGAGCGCGCAAGGGCGAGATCGCCGCCGCCCGCTGGGAGTGGATTAGCGGAGCCTCAATCCACCTTCCAGACTCCAAAACGGGCGAGAAACAGGTCTACCTGCCAGAGCCAGCACGCGACGTTCTGGACCGCCTGCCGCGCACCACCGGCACCATCACCGGCATCCTGACCCCGCAGAAATTGTGGGAGCGGGTGCGGACTGAGGCTGGTTGCCCCGACCTGCGGATGCACGACCTGCGCCACTCGTTCGCGTCTGCGGCCCTGTCCGCTGGTTTATCCCTGGGCCAGATCGGTGAACTCTTGGGGCACAAGTCCACGCAGACCACGAAGCGGTATGCCCACTTGGTTGAGGAAGCAGCAACGGCTGCGGCCACCGCCACCGCCGACCGCATCATGATCGCAATGCAAAGAAAAAGCCCCGCTCTGGAGGGAGAGCGGGGCTAGGTGTGTCGGTGGAGGGAGGAACACCACCGACGCGGGGAATGTTATTGTGTCTCAATGTGAATCAGTTTCCCCGCCAAATCAATAGGTTTCAGGTTGCGACCAATGCTCTGGCCGCAACTTCAACCTCATCGACCCGCCGCCGCCAGCCCCGCCCGAAGGTGGTCCAGATCGGCAACTTCTGCATGAAGCCCAGCCGCCTCAGACAGTAGTCATCGATGAACTTGTGGCGGTCTGCCTTCTGGATCGCCGCCATCGTCTTCGGTCCCAGCTTGGCGTCCTGTTCGACGCCGACAACCTGCTGCGCCCAGCGGATGGCCCGCGTTGGCCCAGAGTTAACGGCTGCGTCGAACATCGCGTAGTCGATGCCTGACGGCAATTCGTCGCCGCGTATCCGGTCCCAGAAGTGGGCGCGGTAAAGCGGCTCCACGTCTTCCTTCGTGAGGGCCAGCATCTGGTCGTTGCTGACCCGATGCCCCACCCAATGCTGCCAGACGTTCTTGGTAACGCCGAGGTTTGTTATGCCGCCTGGGTCGAGAGGATGGGCCGAGTAACCACCCTCGTGTTTAAGAACCGCCTCGAAAGCCCTCCTAAAATTCTCCCGCATAAATCACCCTATCTTGATGTGTCCGATAACCCAAGAAATGACGCCGCCAAACATCGACGCGAACGTCAGTCCCATCCAAAGTCCTCCCTTGGATTTGTTTGCCATCTCCAGCAACTGCCTCACATCGTGCTGGAGATCGGTCACCTGTTTTTCCAACAACTGAACGTGCTTCTTCAGTTCGCCAAACTGTATGGGGTCGAGTTCAGTCATTGGGCATCTCCTAATCGTAGAGTACGTTCACGGAACCAGCGTCGAAAGCGTCGGTGCCAGCGCCGGTACTCATTACGCGCACTATGTTCAGCGCACCAGCAAGGGTTATCGAACCCGCCGTGACGTGCGTGCGTCCTGCGCTGCATGAGAACACGCCTGAAGCAACCCAAATGTTGTTCGTTGCATCAACTTGGCTGAGTTCCATTGCGCCGTAGTAGATGTCTCCTGTGGCCCCCGCAACATTCAGGTACACATCGAAGCCGCCCGATAATGTAGCCGCCGCTGACGTAGTGGTAACGCTTACACTTCCGGCACCGTTGTACCCCGATGTGGCTGGGGTGCTGGCTGCGCCGACGCGGATGCGTGGTTGCAACGTACCGCTCAACGACACGCCGTTCAGCAGGACGCGAATGCGCTTCGCCCAGGCAGGGATGGCGAAATCCTTTTCCGTACCGCTGGTCGTCGCCTGCACCGTGCCAGCCGTAAACGGCTGCGACAGCTTGGCTGGCGTCACGTTGGCGTTGAGGATCTTCGCCGTGGTCACGGCGTCGTTCTGGATCTTTGCCGTGATAATGGCGTCGGTGGCAACGCTGGTCGCTGTGACCGCGTTTGCTGCAATAACGTCGTTTGTTACCTGTTGGGGCATGGCACCTCCTCAATTTCGTGGCGGGCAACCACCACGCGGGTGCCGTCTGCTGTTTTCAGCCAGACTTGGGACGAGCCGTGGACCGGGTTGGCGTTCTCAATTGTGGCAAGACGCCCAAAGAACGCGCCGTCTTCTGTGATACGCACGCTTTCACCTGTGTTCAGTCTGTTCATTTCGTCCTCCTTATGATGATGCGATCAATCCCAGGTCTTTCAACGCTTTGACAATATCGCTGATGCGATACGCCCTCGTTCCGACGCCGCCCGTAAACGTGCTGGCGTCGTTGACGGCAGTACCTGTTCCCGCCGTGAAGCCTGTCGTTGTGCCTGTCGTGTTTGGCTGCGCCACGGGCGTGGCGTTGTAGAACCCTAGATTGCCGTTAAACCGCGCCGACCCGGTAACATCCAGTCTATGCGATGGTGACGCCATACCGATGCCGACATTGCCGCCAGCCTCGTTCAGTGTGATGTTGTATGTGGTGGTGGCACTATCAACGCGCTGGGCTTGGAACCACACATGCCCATCCGAAGAGTTGTTGCCAACGACCAAACCGTAGGATTGGTCTAGATTGCTAAGGTAAAACGGCGCGCGGTTGGGCGCAGTACCAATGCTTCCGAGTACTGGTGCGTTGAGGTTTCCGGCTGCGGATGCTTGCAACCTTGCGCCGACCGGGTTGTTTGACCCGATTGCAACGTCCCCTGCCGACGAAATTCGAACTGCTTCCGTGGTGCGCGCGTTGTATGCGATAGGCGTGTTAACGCTGGCTGGACTTCCTGACGTTAGCAGCACATTCCATATTTTGTGATTTGTGCTGCCAAGATTGTAGTCAGCCACGGCCCCAGGCATGTTTATTAGGCCGTCTGAAAAATTCAGAAACCCGCCTGTGCTTGTGAGAATCCCTGTGCCTTCACACGTTATGATGTGCATATCGTGGAAATGGATAGATGTGTCCGTCGTGGTCGTGCAGTTTATGCCGTTGCCCTTTATGTCAACAATCCAGGGCTTGATGTTGTGGTACTGACAGCCGCCTTCATAGCGGATGCCGTCCTTATTTGTGCCGCCGCCAGCAATGCGCCGCCCGTTGATTGACACCGTGCCAAAAACATAGCCGGTGTCTTTGAATATCAGCGAATGGCTGTCGCATAACCCAACGTGCGCATCCTGCAAATACACGCCATTGCAATTTTCCAGGCGGATGCCTTCTCCTTCAACCGCGTCAACACGGGCGTTCAGGATAAACACTGCCGCAGTGTTTCTGATAAAAAACCCCTTCTGTGAGGTTGTTGTGGTGGCGTTCCCTGATGTGCCTAAAACCTCAAGGCCCAGAATGAGGCCCCCAGCGCCAGCAGGCATGTTCGCGCCGTTGTAATCAAATGCGGTGTGATTCTCTGAGCCGGTCGGCGTTTGAGGGTAATCGACAACGCACTTCCGCCCGATGGTCAGAAAGGCAAAACTTCGCGTGTAGGTAAAGCCTGGGCCGCGATGGCCCAAGAATACAACGTCTTCCCAATAAGTTTTTGTGTGCGTCCCGTACGGCGCAGTCGTTGCGCCTGAGTCTATCGCACCACCAGTGCTGCGGTAGACAATCATATTTGTCACCCGCGTTTCTTCAATACCGCTGGTGCCGCACTGAATGTGATGAAACGCTCCCGCTGTTTTCGCGGCGTCGTTAAAGTCTACGCCCTCTACGCGCGTGTTGCTGCCCGTCACGCGGAACGTCTCGTATGTTCCCGAGGCTCCGACCAACGTCACTTCGCGCGGCGTTGCAAGCAACTGATAGCCCGCCGCCAAAGTGAATGCTACGCCAGTGGCACCAACTTGAGTGTAATTGTAAGTTCCGGGCGGAATGTAAGCTGGCCCTAAAGCCATCGCCGCGTTTATCGCTGCGGTGTTATCCGCCGCAGAGGCACTTGGTGACGCCCCGAGAGCGCGAACATTGATAAAATTGCTTGGCTCAAGTTCCCAGACGACTGTGCCGGAATTGCTTGTGATATAACGCGTTCCAACGCCGGTCGGTGTCCCAGTGGAACGCTTGTAAAGCGCCCCTCCACCGTCGCCGGTCGCGTAATAGCCCGCCGTGCGGATGTGGTTCACGCTCACGTCTACGGCTGACGCCGTAACCGTCGCAACCGTGTCGAAGGTCTGCGCGTCCTTGACCGCCACGCCCTGCGGGAGCGCGTTGGTATATTGAACAAGGATGTTGTTCGTGCCTGAAGCCGGGGCAGGAGAAATCGTGAGCGTCGTTCCGCTGACCCAAGTGTAATCAATGTTTGGCCGCTGAACCACGCCGCTGATGCTGACAACGAGGTTGCTGACAGAACCGGGGTTGCTGCTGAGATTGAACACCGTCTGCACGCCGTTGCCGCTGAATATGTCGGTGTAGGCATTGCCGCTCGAAACGATGCTGGCGAGAGACTGAGCGTTGAGGTTTTGCAGGCCGGTGGCCGTGCTGTTCCAAGCAATAACTTGGTTAGCCGCAGGTGTCGGAAGAGAGGTCGAAACGGTTCCGGCTGTCGTGTTGGCGGGCAACGTCAACGCGCGGTCGATGGCTTCGTCCAACTGCTGCACTTCCATCGTCAGCTTGTCGAGCGCCTGCTCGTGGCTGGCTGCGGGGAAGGGGTCGTTCGGGACGTAGGTATTCAACTGCGTCAGCGGGACGTTGCGCAGGATGGAAAGTTTCTGGTCAGCGGTCGGCGCAACAAGGGCCGTCACCGTGCCACCAGCCGGATTTCCAGCGCCCGTGACGGTGTAGTCGGTGGTCAGCGCCAGGGTCGTGATGACGCCCGTGGAGATCTGAGTGCGCAGCACCGTCAGGTGGGTCTGATCCAGGAAATAGAACGGCACGGCGAAAGCCGTGGTCGTGCCATTGCCGTTGTAGTCAGCGCGGGATGTCGTTGTTGAGACAGTCAATGTAGGCGTCTCCTGTTTGGATTGTTTTTATCACAACACCCGCGACGGCGGGAAGTCACTCCTCGTAGGCTTTGGTTAAATCCGGGGCGCGGTCTGGTAACAACTGACCGGGTTGCCAGAAGTAGGACGAGCCGTTTCGCTCCATCCGCTGGATGTGCTTGTCCACGGTCCCTGGCTCAAGCATTTCCTGCATCTGGTCGTAAACCATTCGGTTAAATGCGCCCTTAACGTACCAAATGTTGGCAAAAGGCACGAAGTTACGACGGGTAAATTGCAAGGCTTCGAGGCCGTAGTTACGGTCGGTTTCGCCATCGGCAATGTCGCCGATAATCGACGGCGAGCCGGTAATTGTCTGAAGGGCGTCGATGCCGATGCCGATGCCTGGACCAGCGATGACGGCAAGCGGGTCGCGCCCGTATGGGGTTTGGCCCGCCGTTATGAGATCGCCGTAAATGCCGAGGCCACCGCCGCTCAACGCCGCTTTTAGCCAGAACTTCCGGCCCTCTTCGGTGGACGGGTCCATGTCGTTGGGGTCTTGGCCGCTCAACAGCGCGCGGATCTGCAAGCCCAGCGCGGCGGGCAGCGTGGCCGACGCCGCAAACCTAACGAAATACCAAGCCTTTGTCATCAAAGATGCGTCCATTTCGCTCAGAACGTCCAACTGGGTCTTGAACACGCCGATAGGCACGCTTTTGAATTGCAGCGCGAACCGCCACGCCTCGCCAAGGATCGTGCCAGCAGGCAGCTTTGTCAGTCCGAGCGATACGCGGTCTTCTGTGTTGGCCGCAGACGAGCCACGGAGCGCCCTGCGCGTGTGGTGATGCACGACCTCAAGCAGCTTGACGGCAGCTTCGTCCTTTGCCTTCAACAGTTCTTCGCTTAACACTTTGCCAACCTTGGCTTGGAAGGCGTCAGCGTATTCCTTGCGTTTTACAGCGCGTTCCTTGTAACGCTCGCCCATCTCCTGAAGGTCTTTCAGGGCGGCGGCGAAACGCTTGTCCACCGCGTTGGCCTTGCGCTGGACTTCCGCGTCGTACTTCTTGCTCATCTCCTCGATGCGCTTTTCCGCCGCCTTGATGCGCGCTTCGGTCCTCGCCCTGCGCGCGCCCAGGTTCTCAGCCGTGCGGTTGATGCTGCGGCCATAGTCTTCAACCCCCTTGGCCGCACGCTCTCCGATGGATGGCGTCTTCTGGTAACGCTCGACCACCGCGTCGGGCAGTCGGTCGGGGTGATCGCGCTCCTTGACCAACTGACGCTCGACGTTCTCGCCGTCCTCGACGCGCTCAAGGAACCGCTGGATGCGGTCCTGGGCCGTCTCCGTCTTCAGGTATCCGGCGATGTCATGCTCGACCTCCGCGCGCTCCAGCTTGGCGCGCAGGAGTTCGGCGTTCGCTTCGGCCATCTCTTTGGCGTCACCGACGTACTTCTGGCGGCGCTCGTCAAATTCACGCAGCATTCGGTTGGCGCGTGTCCGAGCATCGTCGAACTTGTCCCGCGCCTTCGCGTACCAAGCCTTTTCCTTGGCGGTCTGGTCGTTGCGCCGCTCGATCTCAGCCTTCAGGATCTCGCTGCGCGCTTTCACTCGTTCCTCAATCAGCGGCGCGAGTTTCTCATCCGCGATGTCGTAAATCGCGCGCGGGGAAAGCAAGCTGTCCGCGCCATACCCATCGACAAGATCGGCCAAGCGCCAGACATTAAAGTGGTCATCCGTGACGCCAAGTCGTTGCAGTATTTTGCCCTCTTCGCCGACATCCGCCAGGGAGGCGAATTTTCGGGTCAGCCGTCCCATCGTGTTCTGAAGCACCATCCCGAAACCTGTGACCATGCCGCGATCCCAGGCGTTCTGCATCATCAACTTGTTAGTCGCGCTGGCTAAGAAATGGCCGAAGTTGGAGGAGTAGTTTTCTTCGGCCACGCGCTGGTTGGCCTGCATGAAACCTTCGTTCCACAGGCCAAGCTTCTGAAGAAAGTCCGCGCGTTCGGCGTCAGGAATCATATTCTTGACGTTCTGGGCAAACTCCTTGATCGCGGGGAGGTTATAAATCCGCGCGTAATGGTGCATGATGCCGACATCGCCGAGGGCGGCTGTCCAACTGTTTCCGAGAAAAGACGCGGAGAACCACGCACGCACGTTGTCGCCCCACTTAGCCAACCGGGGGTTTATGAGTGGGTCAGGCTTGGTGTAGGCGTCAAACAGATGGTTCACGTTTTTGGAAAGAGCCGAAATGCGCTCGTGTTCCTTGGCGCTTTTGGCAGTTTTGAGATCGTTTTCGGCGGCTACAGCAAGCGCCTTGCGGAAATTCTTTTCCGCGTTCCGGCCAAACGTCTGAGCCATAGCGATGTCCTTCGACATGCCGTGAACGTGAGACGCAAGGAGTTCATACAAATTATTCGTGCGGCCATATTTCTGCATGGCCGAGTTCCAGGATTCTGCGTTTTTGTAGAATACACGACGCGGCTTGTTCTTGTTGCCGCCGACAATCATCGAGCCGCCAGAAGCCTCGCCATCAGCGCGCTTGTTCGCGCCGTCCGTGAGGATCGTCTCGTATACTTCTCCGAGAAACTTCTTGATCTGCGTGTCGTTCATCAGGGTGCCGTCTGAGTTGATGTACTTCTGACGGTCAACCCACGTTACCATGTCATCGACAAACTGATCTTTCACGCCTGCCAACTTGGACGGCTCCAGAGGCTGCGGCGTTCGGTAGTCTTCCAGTTTGTTCAGCGAAAGCCCGTGACGCTGGAAAGTGTCGGCAATAAAATCCAGCATCTTGTTGATGTTGTCGGCAAACGTCTTTGCTTCAGGCGACACGTTGGTGTCGCCCCAGATTGCCTTTACAACCTCAAACGTCGTTTTCGGATCGGACACCAAGCCAAGGTATTTTCCTTGGTCGGCGGAAGTCAGCCCGGTTCCAAGCGTATAGAAATTCTTCTTGAGCGCCTCCATCCTCACTTCGGTGCTGCGGATCATGAGTTTGAGGACTTGGGTCTGGCCGTCCTTCAAACCAGGGGCCTGCGAACGGATGGTGCGCAGCAAAGCATCCAGGCGGCTGGCTTCCTGAAGGGACTGTTCGTGCGCGCGCACAACGTCCTTCATCATCCAATCCTTGGCGAGTTTGGTGGCTTCGGCCAGACGCTGGTCGAGCGACATCGCCATCGTCTTTGCCGGGTCTTTCTTCATCAGTTCGCGCATCGCTGCGCGCATACGTTCCTCGATGCCGTCGATCTCAGCCTTGCTGAGATTGCGGCCAGCGCGCTTGATGAGTTCGGCTTTACATTTGTCTTTCACGTTTCTGTCCCCAGCATACAGGCGGCGGCTGTATCAAACAGGTCCATTTTTTCCTTGGTGGCGGCGAGGCTTTCGGAGATCTTCTGTTTCAGTTCGCCAGCCTTTACGACCGTTCCGTCATACAACTCCACTTCCAATTCAGGATCTTCAGACAAGCGGTTGATCTGCTCTACTATGGTTGGGTCGATGTCCGAGAAAGCATCCTGCTGTTCTGGCGGCTTTGGCGTTTCTGGCGCTGCGTCTGTTTCGGGGCGCGGCGCGACTTCCGGCTCCCTCATGTTGCTCAGATCAGGAACGTCGGCCAGATCGCCGAGTTCTTCCCTGGCAACATCCAGGCGCGCTTTCTGAAAGTCTGCCGTCACGGGATCAACGACCGTGTTCTCAGAAAGGAACCTGACGGCATTTCCGTCGATCTCGACATCGCGGCCTGACAGAAGGGCGTCAACCACGCTGTCGCTTATTTCGGCGTCGAGCGCACGGGCTTCTTCGTTGATCGGCAGACCAAACGTGCCGCGCTCTTTCATGGCTTGGCGCTCGATCTCCAGCGCGGCTTCAATTTCTGCTCTTGTAGGAAGATCCGGCGCTCTGCGTCCTTCGGCCCATCGGGCAATGCCGCCAAAGGCCGCGCCCAGGATCATGTCTGCGGCGAGGGCTTCGGCGTCAAGCTGCTTGTAGTTAGCCGCCATCTCCTTGTAGCCGTTGGCTTCAAGGATCGTACTCATCCACCCGCGTTGCACGATACCTGCGGTCGCGTTGATGGCGGCACCGGACGCCATCATTCCGGTCAGCGACTTTGCCCCGATTGAAACGGGGAGAAGCGCGCCAGCACCTGACGTGACGCCGACGAGCGCCCCAAGACCAAGCGACGTGTTGGGGTCAACACCTTGGTCGCGCATGTCGTTGTACGTCGTGTATCCTTCTGTCGTGCCTAAAAGGGTGGCCCCTGTCAGTGGCCCGCCCGCCAGCGTGCCGACACCGAAAAGTGAGGCTTGGCGCACAATTTGACCGAACATCATGGACGTTGAGCCGGTCGTTTTTGGGTCGATCTTAGACCATTCCTTGAGGTCTTTTATTCCGTCCCGCAGGCTTTGGCCGCTGCTCTTTTCGTAAGTGTCGGTCAGCATCCCGTAGCCACGGGAGAACATCGAGATCGGCGAAAGGGACGTGCCGCCGGAAACGGCGTCAACATACGCGCGGCTTATGTCCATCGCGTTCAACGCCATCTCTCCAGCGTCGGCGAAGCCGCTAACCGCGCCTTGCGCCTGCGCGCCAAAGAAATTGTCGAAAGTCGAATAGGGAGAGAAGCTGGTCGCGGGATCGCTCATTCCGATCCGCTGCGTCAGGTACTCCTTATCGTCCGTGAGGAGATCAATTCCCATCCGTAATGCCCCGCGTGTACAGCCCCTGAATACCGTATGGCAGTGAGCCTCCAGCCTTGGCGTTGATGACGCGGTTGTCTGAGTGCTTGACCTTCACAACGATAGCGCCGTTTTTGCCAGGTATCGCCTGCCGCGTTAGCGGGTTCAGGATGATGTACTCGCCATCCGCGTACCCGTTTCCAAAAGCCATGTGACCGGCGTTCATCGGCGTCGGAATTAGCGGCGGATTGTTGGTGATGGCTTCTTTGACGGCAGCAGGCATCACGGACTCAAACGTGTTTTGATCGAGGCCCCACGGCAAGAATATGGTGCTGTTCCTGGCGTAGCTTATGGTTCCGCCGGTCACGGCTTTAACCGCTTCTTTGACATACGCAGTGTAGTTATCCGGCGCTACGCCGCCGTCCTCCATGATGCGCGCGGCGACGTAACTCTGAACGGCACCAAGGGTCTGCGAAAGCATCTGCGCGCTTTGCTTTTCATCCGGCAAGGCAAAAGCGCGCTTATCAACAACGCTGTCAAAAGCTGCGCGAAACTTGGTTTGGTCAATCTTGACCGGAGACGGCGTTTTGTCCTTTTCATTGACGCCGTTGTTGCCAAGGATGAAACTGCCAGACACAATTTTTTCGGTCACGGCTTCGGCGGAAAGCGTTCCGACGCCTGTGTTTACGGAGCCTTTGCGTATGGCGATGTTTCCGGCGTAAGCGAAGTTCGGAAGACGCTCGCCGATCTGCGTCATGGCGTCAATGTACAGGCCATCATCGCCACGGAACGCGGCTTTCATTGTTTTGATGATGCCGACTGCATCTGCTGCTGTGCCGCGCTTGATCCTGTCACTGAATTGAGCGGCTTCTTCCTTCGACAACGGCGGCGCGGCGATGCCGTGGGCAATACGGGCGTTGACCGCTATGGCTTTGCGCGCCACCAGCGATTCGCGCAGTTTGTCCGGGCTTTCCCAATCTATGGGCTTTGCGTTTGAGTTGTCCTGGTTCAGCGCCCAGGCCATGTAGTCTTCCTTGCGCTTCTGTTGCATATCAACAACGAGGTTACGCAACGAATTGTACACCTTCTTGTCGTCGGCGTATCCAGGCCCTTCTTTGGGTTCGAATTGTTTGAGCGCAGCGGTAACTTCCGAGTTTTTCATTTTCGATAGCGTAGAGATTATGGGGCTGATCTGCTTCAGCTTCTCGACGCCTTCGTAATAATCCTTGCCTTTCTGAGGACCGAACACGCGCACCAGATTTTCGCGCGTAAACCTGCCGTCGTTGATGCCGGGAAAATCCTTTCCGTCGCTCAATACGGCCTCAACGTCTTTCAGCGTGTTGCTCAACTCGGCCTGTTCAAGGCTGAGTTTCTGGCTCAACTCACCTTCTGCAATACGTGTGGCCGACTGCACATCCTGCGGGTACAGGTATTGCGCGCCGGAAAACGACGGTTTGGCCGAAACAATCGCCTCATCGGGGAGCATCTGGACTTGTGGCAGGGTATTGCGCGGCGCGGTTGCAGCGGCCAAAGCCTTATCCGCTCGCGCCAGCCAACCATTCAGGTATTTTTCCTGTGCGGGGTTGTTGGCAGCAATGGCGACATACCGCTGCTTCGCCAGCGTAGTGAACGTGGCGGGGTCGCCGTTGCTTTTGGCGAGCAAATCCTTGGCGGCGGAAACGCCCTGATTGACCGCTACGTTGAAAGCGACGGTAGCCAAACCTTTCGGAAGATTGTCGCCGTCTATCGCGTTCCAGTACCGTTCTTTGTAAAGCTGAACCGCGCGATCCTGCGTCAAGTTCTTTACGTCGATGTCCGGGTTGTATTTCTGGTTGATGCCGAAATTAGCCGGTGCGCCAGAAACGCCGTCCTTTTCAACGTAGCCGCCTTCTTCGTTTAAAATAAACGCCATGGAGTCGCCAAAAGACGTTCCGTCCCCGCGCGGAACGGCAATCTTCCCGCCTTCAACGTTTATGCTTTTGAGAAAACGCTCCGGGTACTTGCGCGCCAAGGTAGTGGCCTGCACGACGGCAAGATCGCGCTGAATGCCGTTTATCCATTCCAGTTTCTTCTCTGGGGAGACGGAGTTCAACTTTCCGATCATAATCTTTCGATTGGTAAGAAGTCGGTCGAAGTTCTCGTCGCTGGGATCGCGCGCCAGCGAGTTCAAATCTTCTCGCGCGCTTGCGTCCAGTTGAGACTTCATCTGCTCGCCGACAACGCGAGACTGCTGCCCTGCGGCGTAGCCAAGCAGATTGCGTTTATTGCCGATCATCTGCGTCTCAATAGCGCGAGCGGCAAAGGATGACGGCGCGTTTGCAACCAGATCGGAGGTTGTCTTATCGATCTGAGCCTGGAAGTTGCTCGTCATGTTCCCGAGTTTTACGTTGAACTCAGGATCATTTGGGTCGAGGCCGTTCATGTCCTCGTCGAAACGCTGGCGCAGTTTCTCGTATTCGTCGTTTGAGGTTTTGTATGCCCAGACCTCGCCTTTATCTTGCTCGATCTTGGTGAACGTATCCCCCAAATCCGAAATGGCGCGGCCAATGCCCGCGCCCATCTGTTCGGGGGTCGCCTGGACGTTGAACTGGCCCTGCGGGAGAACCTGCTGTTCGTATGTTTGGATGACGGGCATCAGTCAAAGCCTCCTTCTGCGCCGTATTTGGCGATTGAACCAAGAGCGCCAAACAACGACGATGTGCGTGCGGCCCTGCCTTCCATCAAGTTGAGTTTGCTGTCCGCTTCGTACCCACGGGCTTTGAGTTCGTAGTTGTACCGGGTTGTCAGCTTGTCCAACTCTGCCATGCGCGCCGCGTCTACCAAAACATCGACCGGAGATCCGACATCCATCTGAACGCCCGAAGCGCCATACGCCGCCATCGCGGAACCAATTGAGCGCGCGGCTTGGCGCTGCTGCGCTTCGACAGCGGCAATACCCTGCTGACGCGCGATTTCGGCGTTCTGCGCAGCAACGCGGGCGTTGTACTTGGCAGCAGACGATTTGGCAGAGCCGCTAAAAAGCGATCCAGCTACATTCAAAGCTAATCCGGCAATGGGCCAACTCATGGCCGCACCACTGAGTAGAGGGCGCTGTCTCCGCCATCGAGGCGAAAACACTTCAGGCGGTCTATCTCAAGTTCAAACCCCAAGATGCGCGCCCAGCGGTGGCCCTGCTCAAACTCGCAATCGACCTCGATCTCCACGCGGCGGTGGGGGATCTGCTCCAGCAAATACTTTCCAATCCGCGTCATCGCCGTCATGTGTGCGCCCGACGTTGCGCTCAGAAAACCCCACATCAGCGCGCGGGTTGGGAAAATCTCAACGAAGCCGAAACACATAAGCAGCTTACCGTCATCGGTGACGGCGGTGTACGAGTTCAGCTTCTCCAGGCTCTCGATGTGTTCGCGGCTGACATACTCACGAACGTAAGCCTGCGCGGGCTGTACGTCGATGTCGTAAAAATGTTTTGCCTCGAAAGGGATTACATGAACCACGTCAACCATCCTGCGTGTCGAGTTGCGCTGAAACCATCAGCACGTTTGAAGGCAACGGATCGCTCTGCGTCCACGACACCTGACCTTCCAGTTCGTAAGACCCCTCCCAACTCCAGCGTTTGTCGCCCGTGTAGAGCGCAACCGGATTGTCCATGAGGTCGGCGCTAGTGCGCCACGGCTGCGGATAGGAACTTCCGTTGGTCGCCTGGACGTTGAGGCCGACGCTTTGGAAGAACCGGAAGATCGAGCGGTGTATGCGCTTCAACTTGCCCTGCGCAGGACCATCCGCGCCGCCCGCTTCGATGCGCATCGTCTTGCCGGTGGAGTTGTACCCCAGACCGATCTGCGCCTTGGTGACGTTGCGCTGAAGCGTAATCGCGCCGCCTGCGCTGACAAGGCAGTTTGGATGAACCGCGCCGTCAGCCAAGACACTCACAGTCTGCCCGACCAGCCACGTCAACCCAGTGATGGTGTTCGTCGCCGCGCCGGAATAAGTCGCGCCACAGTCCACGAAATACGCATCCGGCAGCGTGTCTCCGTCTTCCCAGAACTTCTGCATCAGTTCGACTGTCCGCACCGTCGAACCGTTGATGGTCCGCTGCACAACCACCCACAAATCGTCGCGGTCAACGTTGGTGTTGGGAATGACGGCAACGCTTTCGACCACGGGAGGCAGTGTCTGCCCAGCATTCGAGAAACCGCCCAACTGGTGGCGGTGCCAACCAACAACGTCCTGATCCTTGTCGTAGATGATGCCGACCAGAACGCCGTCGTTGGTGACGAGCCAGACGGTCGCGTGCGGAGCAAGCTGCACCGCCATCTGTTTAATACCTGATTTTGTCAGGTGTTCGGACACCAACGAAATGTCGGGAGCCTGGAACGTACCCAGCGTGAACTGGTACGTCATCTCGCGCACCTTGCGTTTAGTGCGCTGGACGAACAACGTCGATTTGCCAATCCTGACCGGGGGAACGTTCGTGCCCCCGTAGTTCGTGATCTGCTTCGCGTTGACGTTGGTCGGTGTGAGCGCAACCTGCGTCGTTGAAGCGGCAACAACCCATTCAGATGACGCCGTGCCTGCCAGCAATCCCCATTCGTCGGAAACCAACCAGTTGATGGCGTTCACTTTTGACGAGTTGAGGGAAAAAGCCAGCGCGTTGGAGTCAACCACCACGCCGTCAACTTTTGTCGGCGAGAAATTTTCGTAATCGCCTGAATTGGATGCGTCAATGCGGTTCGGCTCAGTCCACGTCGAGGCGAATGTAAGACGATCCTGGTTAAACGTCACCGCACCAGGGTAGCGCGCCGTGGCCGAAGACCCTTCTGCCCCGTACCAAGACCCCAGCCGCCATACGGCGCTCGCCGTGGCGGTGGTAAACCCGCCGGTCGTTGCCGTCACAACCGTGCTTGACGTGAAAGCGGTTATTATGGCCGCGCCCCAAGTTGAGCCGATCAATATCCGTATCAGTCTGCCCACGTCGTTTGCGGAGAAGCCCGTGCCGCCGTTGATCCCGGTCGTCGAACTGGCGGTTATGGTTACGCTTCCGGTCGTGCCGGATGGCGTCAAGGTCGTCGTCGTGGTGTTGATGGGTCCATACGGCCCGTCAGAGAACGTGATCGCGGTCAACGTCCAGTTGGTCGGGCCAAGCCTCGACAGCTTGCGCGGCTTGTAGTTCCGGTGCGCGATGTAGAGAACGTCGGCGCTCTGCGTGAACGACAGGTCTTGGAGATCCGCCGTGGTGTAAGGCGTGGCAATCTCGTAAGGCGACATGCCAGACAGCAACTGACCGCCCAGCGTATAGAACCGGACGTAGAGGTTGCCGAACTCAAGGATGTAAGCCTGTGTAATCGAGAACTCAAACTGAATTAACCGCACCACGCCGTTGGACTTGGTGTTGGCGACATACTTGGTGCCGGGTCTGCGGGTCAGGCCACCCTGCGTAGTCGGGATGTAGTTGAGGCAGGTAGCCAAGGCGTTGACGTATTTGCCAACGTCGCTGCGGCCATATGTTAGCGGCGACCATTCCCCGGCATTGAAGTTGTTCTGCGTCCATGTAGTACGAGGCATGTCATAACCTCGCTACCAGCCAGGTGTCCTCAACCGAGTCTTCAGGCCCGCTCTCGAATGCGTCCATGCGGCGTGCCATGCGCACCGCAAAGTCGTATTCCTGCATCAACATCTGTTTCTTCGTGTTCGACTGCGTGAGGCGCTCGCTGATGTCAACGGCAAGAGCCAGGGAGCAGACGGAATAGAACGAAGCGTCCCACTGCGCCGGGTCCGTGATGTCGGCCAAATATTTCAGCCTCAACGTGTCGCTGTCGTTAGACAGTATTTTTCGGCCCTCGATCTGCCAATCCAGATCGACTGTCGAAGGGCGCAAAACACGAATGCAGTCGGTCGGCAGCGTAAAAGCGTAGGTATAGTCGAACAGGGGGGCCGTGCTGTCGGGGGCGAGAACCGCGCGTTTGATTGCGAAGTTCCATCGGTGCTTCCTGATCTCGTCGCGGCGGTTTGTGTCGTAGGCGAGGTTACACGCGCGAGCCTCTGGACTGTTATCCAGGAGGCTCATAATCGACGTTGCACCAACGCGCTGTAGCGCCGTGTTGCAAAGATCGACCGCGCTCTGCGCCATTAGTTCACCACGAGGAAGTCAAAGTTCTTGGTTCCCGTAGCCGCTGCGTTGCCTGTGACCGTGAACGAACCCGCTGCCGGGGTGACGCGGACGGACGTGAGGGTTGCGTCACCACCAGCCAGACTGACGAACACCTTGGACGTTGCCGTCACCTTGGAGTTGGTGATGACAACCGTCGATGCCGCAGCCGCGAAGGCCGCGCGACCAGAGAGGTTGTTGATCGTCGCGTTGCCGGGTGTGCCGCTGCTGTCGGTCGAGATGACGGTAAACGTGTCCAGGCGCGTCAGAGTGGTTAAACCAGTCGTGGTCGCGCCAAGGGTAACGTTGGCCGTCGTTGACGTGAGTGTCTTTGCGCCCGTGCCGGTGGACGAGAACGTACCCGCCGTCTGCGCATATCCGGCAACGACGCTGACGTTCTGGAAGGTGGATGCGTTGATCGTGTAATCGACCGAACCTTGGTCGGCGAACACCGTCAACGTGCCAGCCACACCGTAGGGACCAAAGGTCTGCGTCGTCGCTTGAGGACCAAACGACCGACCGCTCTGGCCCGCGCCAGCAATCGCCAAGCCGCCACCTTCAACGGACACAAAATTGACGCGCCCGCTGCTGTTGTGGTTCACCACGATGGTGACGGTCTGGTCGCCTGCAATGGTCGCCGACGCCGTGTTGCCTGCGGTAATGACGGGCATGTTCTATCTCCTAGCCGAGACCGATGAGGTAGGCGTTGATGGATGTCGCGCCACCTACAATCGCAACGCGCACGTCTCCGGGCGGAAGTTCGACGCCGGTTTGTGCTATTGGAAGGTTGGCGGCGGTAAACGACACGACGCTACCCGTGAAGACCTGCACCCTTGACCAGACGCCAGCGGGGTTCTGGATCTCAAGCGTAAAGTTCGTGCCGCCACCAGCGGTTCCGCTGACGTAGAAAATATACGTTCCGCCACGGATTTTGACGGCGTTGCCGGTTGCCGTCAGGCCGGTGCCGAGAACATACGCTTCATCATCTGCGCGTCGAAGTGTCATGGGTTACCAGTTCTTTCCGGCCTTGCCCGCGATGTAGCTTTCCAGCGCCTGGATGCACGCAAGAAGCTGGGCGCGGTCGGGGACGTTGGCGTTCGTGTTGATGGCAATCTCGACATCG